TCATCTTCATCATCATCTTCATCTTTACCATCATCATCGTCATCATCATCAGATGAAACTATATCTGACTTTGCTTTGCCATCATCAGACGAAACCATATCAGAAAAGGAGGATACAGAAAATGAACTATATCCAACTCTAGACGATCCTAAATTCAGTGCTAAAATTGCTCAAAGAAAAGAATTCGCTGATACAAAATATGATGGTGTCATAAAGGATATTAGAGAACAATCCAATCGTCTCTGTAATGCTCCTTTCGAACTTTTACCTCACCAACTATTTGTCCGTAATTTTCTTTCTTTTCAGACACCTTATAATAGTCTTTTGTTATATCATGGTTTAGGTTCTGGTAAAACATGTAGCGCCATTGGAATTGCAGAAGAAATGCGTGGCTATATGAAACAAATGGGAATCACAAAGAGAATTATTATTGTAGCTTCGCCAAATGTTCAAGACAATTTCCGGCTACAACTATTTGATGAACGCCGATTAGAACAATTACCTGATGGAACATGGAATCTTAATACTTGTATTGGTAATTCTCTTTTGAATGAAATAAATCCTACAAATTTACAAGGATTGACACGTGATAAAATAGTTTCACAAATTCGCTCACTTATTAATAATTATTATGTCTTTATGGGAAATAAAGGCGAATTTGCCAATTATATTCGCAAAGCCATTTCTGTTCCCACTGATGCCGGATATACACCAGCCGAAGCCGCAGCTTTAAGAGACCGCAAAATAAAAGCTCATTTCAATAACCGTCTAGTTATTTTAGATGAAATCCATAATATCCGTATTAGTGATGCTAATAAAACCAAAATGACATCGATGTTATTAAACGAAATCGCCAAAAAAAGCGATAATATGCGTTTGTTATTATTATCAGCAACACCTATGTATAACTCTTATAATGAAATCATATGGCTAGCAAATCTATTAAATGCAAATGACAAAAGACCAGCTGTTCGTGTAGAAGATGTTTTTCAATCCAACGGTCATTGGGTAAAAGGCCCGAATGGACAAGAAATAGGAAAGGAAATTTTAATCAGAAAGATAACAGGATATATTTCCTATGTTCGAGGAGAGAACCCATACGTATTTCCCTATAGGATTTACCCGGAGATATTCGATCCTAGTAGGGTCTTTGGACCCGTCTATCCTAAAAGACAAATGAATCAATCGCCTATTTCCGAGGGCCTTCAATTCATTCCAGTATATAAAAATACTATTGGCGAATATCAAGAAAGAGGATATCAGGCAATTATTGATTATTTAGGATTAAAATCGACAACTATGGTTGATAAGAATGGAAAGGAAAGAGCTATGCCGACTTTTGAGAACATGGAGAGTTTCGGATATACCCTTTTAATGGCACCATTAGAAGCCCTTATCATTACTTATCCTAATCCAACTTTGGATAAAAAGAAAGGACCCACTTCCGAAAATAGTCAAAAAGAAATGATTAAAGGGATGATTGGCAAAACCGGACTTTCAAACATTGTTAAATTTTCGAGAACCGAAAAACCCATCCCTAAAAGATTTGATTATGAATACAAACCAAAAATGAAGGATATCTATGGTGAAATTTTCAGTCCCGAACATATCGGCAAGTTCAGTGCCAAAATAGCAAATATTTGTGATTTAATTCGAAGGCCTTCTAGTGGTATTATTCTTATTTATTCGCAATTCATAGATGGAGGACTTGTTCCTATGGCTTTAGCATTAGAATCTATGGGGTTCTCTCGATATGCTTCTACACCAGAGCATAATAGGAATTTATTTAAGACTTCGGCTACGACGATGAAAAAAACAGGTAATAGATATGTAATGATTACAGGTGAAAAGGATTTTTCTCAAAATAATAACGAAGACCTTAAATATGTCACAAATAAGTCAAATTCTGATGGTTCCCAAGTAAAAGTTGTATTGATTTCAATGGCCGCTTCTGAAGGTCTTGATTTCAAAAATATTAGGCAAGTGCATATATTGGAACCATGGTATAATATGAACCGTATCGAACAAATTATCGGTCGCGGTGTAAGAAATCTCAGTCATTGTGACCTGGAATTCGAAGACCGAAACGTCGAGATTTATTTACACGGAACAGCATTGACAAATGGTGAAGAAGAAGCCGCCGATATGTATGTTTATCGAAGTGCTGAGAAGAAAGCGATTCAAATAGGCCGTGTAACACGTGTCATAAAGGAAAATGCAGTGGATTGTTTATTGAATGTGGGTCAGACGAATTTTACGGAAGAGAAATTATTGAAAGAAGTCGCTAATCAATCGATTGCTATTCGATTATCTTCAAGGGGCGATGAATTAGTTCCTTTTAGAGTGGGCGATAAACCCAGAACTGAAGTGTGTGATTATATGGCAGATTGCGATTTTAAATGTAGAGCAAAACCTATTCGGGGTGTCATAAAGAATACATATGATGAGAACTTTGTTAAGAATAATTCGGTTGTGATTATGAAGAAAATCCGGGATTTGTTTATGGAACGAACTGTTTATCGACGCGACCATTTGATTGCCGCGATTAATTTTATTAAGAAATATCCAATAGAACATATTTATTATGCATTAACCAGATTTGTAAATAATAAAACAGAAGGACTTATTGATAAATATGGGCGTTCAGGATATCTTATTTCTAGAGGAGAATATTATGCTTTTCAACCAAGTGAAATTATGGATGAACATATTTCGACATTTGAGAGAACTGTTCCAGTAGATTATAAACCCGTTTCTATTCGACTCGAATTACCGAAAGAAATTCGTCCTTCTCTTCAAGAAGAAGAAGGAGAAGGAGAAAGAGAAGGAGAAGAACGAAAAGAAAATGATGAAGGAAATAGAGAACAAAGACATTTTATCGCGAAAAAATCTTCATTCGAAAGCATTATGGCTCAAATTCGCTCAGTAGTTCAGAAGATGGTCAAAAAGGATTTATCGGTTAAGGCTACCGATAGCGATTGGTATAATCATGCGAATCGAATAGTTCCTGAATTGCTAACTGTTCATGGTATGAAAAGTGATCTAGTGAATAAATATATTATTTTCCATTTTTTGGATAAATTATCTCTTCCTGATAAATTGGTTTTGGTAGAACGACTATTTAATGGGGCTGCCAAAGGTAAGTCAAACGCATATGAAACGATTGTTCGTATTTATTTCGAAGACCTTTTACTAGAGACAGAAGAAGATGGTGAGAACAGAATGGCTATTGTCTTGGCCGATGGTGATACTAACCAATTATTTTCTTTAAGACTATCGGGGGAATGGGGGCCAGCTGAATATACAGATGAGCAATTATTCGCCAGTATTAGAAAAGAAAAATTAGTTGTCCCTTTATCAAAAATAAATAAAACCGAAATAGGATTTATATCACCATTTAAAGGTAAAGAAATGGTCTTTAAGACAAAAGATATGACACAGAAAAGGAATAATAAGGGGGCCAAATGCACAGATTCTTCGAAAGTGGCTATTGCTAATAAATTAGGAGCTATTCTAGGAGAACCTACGATGTATCAATCTACGAATATTGAACGTCCTGAACTTTGTGTTCTCTTAGAATTAGTTATGAGATGGAAAACAGAAGCAACTCCCATTGTCTATTTTTTCGGTCCCGAACGTTCAAACGAAATGAATTTGATGAATCTACGTTTCTGATATCACTCGGTTAGTCATAAAGGTGATATATAAAATTGATATAAATATATGTTTATATATTATACATTATACCATGAGACGCCAACAAAAAAGAGATTTAAAGGATAGAACACGCGATAAGGGCGAAAATATACAAATATATGACCCATATATTCCATCTGTTCTCTCTATGAAAGTTGTATTACCTATTGTAGAAGTCGGTGGAAATATTAAACAAAATTTAGAACGCATGATTGTTTCCAAAACAGAAGGAAAATGTATTGTTGAAGGATTTGTTCGCCCCGATTCCGTTCATATATTAACATATTCTTCAGGCAAGGTAATGGGTGGATATGTTGAGTTTATGACTACATATGAATGTATGATTTGCCATCCGGTGGATGGTATGCTGGTTAAATGTGTTTGTAGCACTATTACAAAAGCAGGTATTCATGCAGAAGTAGTTGATAACAAGGGAAACACTCCTATTACAGTTTTTATGGCTCGTGACCATCATATGACAGACCATCTTTTTGAAAAGGCTTATGAGAACGCAAAGTTGGTTGTAAGTATTATCGGGGTTCGTTTTGAATTAAACGATGCCTCTATTTGTTGTATTGGAAAACTCAAAGAAATTGAATAAAAATAGATGAGAACATCTATCAATAAAAAACAACATAAACCCATTTTTTTATCTCTATGAAAATGGATTTAGAAGAACTCAAACGAATTATCGAAGGACTTAATAAACAACAACATATAGAAGTTTTAAAAATTATTCATGAAACTTCTCCAGCAACGATTAATGAGAACAAGAGTGGTATATATGTTAATATGGCATTTTTGGAACCCAAAACAATCGACCGATTGAGAACTTTTATTGATTATATTCAAGACCAAGAAAATATGTTAAAACCTTTAGAGTCACAAAAAGAAGATTTCAAGAATACCTTTTTTATTGAAAAAGAAATTGGTAAAATGTCATCTATGAGATAATAAAATTGATATAAAGATTTAATATTATTATATTACATCATCATAAAAATGTCTTATACGATAATTAATCAGCGCATACTTGGGATTAAGTTATTTGAACATCCCACTGATGTTCTACGATTAGCACCTTTCTTTTATAAAGAAGAACCTCTTATAGAAGTTCCGGATGTTAAAAAAATAGAAATTCTTGAAACCCCGAAAGAAAGAATAGAAGAAAAGGTAAAAGAAAAACCAAAGGAAAGAATAGAAGAAAAGGTAAAAGAAAGAATAGAAGAAAAACCAAAAGAAACTGTCATAAAGAATCAATCATCGAAGAAATATCGACTACCACCAGATACTCTTTTCTGGAGTATTTTTATTTCGGTTTATGGAGAGCTTGAATATAAAATGATTGGAACTAAATTCGCCAATAGAGAATTAGAAGAGAAAAACAATATCAGATTAGCCTTTAAGACAACCCCGAAGGCACTTCAGACCACCAATCAAAAAGTAACGTTAGGAAATATACAAGAAATGATGTCGGAATACATGACTGGTGGGAAGACAACCTTATTAGGAGTGATTGGATTGGCCGTTTTTTATAAAGTCCCGATTTATTTATTTGATGATGTCAAAAAGATATATCTCGCTTATATTCCTCAAAATGTGGAACGAGACCCTTGTATATTACACAAAGTCGGTCGGACATATGAGTTATATGATGGAGTGGATACACTTGATAAGCTTTGTGAAAACTCATTCAGTTTAGAAAGTTATCAACGGCCACTTCGTGCTATTTCTACATATAAGCGTGCTGAATTGGATAATATTGCACGTTCTAATGGAATTGATGTTTGTGACAAATCAAAGGATGAAGTATATAGAACATTGAGCGAACGTCTTGTATGGGTTTTGTAATGGACAAACGTTATATAAAATTGATACGTATTTGGAGTAAAAAATAATATATACACACAGTATATATTATTCATAATGTCATCCCATGAAGAAAAATCAAAAGACGCTGAAAACAAGGATACTCAAGAGAAACCTCTTGACCCTCGGCTATTAGATAATGAAAAAATGAAAGAAGCCAGAGAAGCGTTCAAAGCACGTCTTACCCAATATTTAGGTCAAGGTATGCCAAATTATCGTGTCGATCATAAACAAAATGAATTCGAGATTAGATTTGGCACCAATACTTCTAGTGGGCGACCTCTGTCAAAAATAGATTATGACAATGTGGTAAAGCAATTGCTTAAAAATGGATTTACAACAGATTTACCGAATGGTCATCACTATTTGCGTATCAATTATCAAGACCAACTTACTGACCAACGTAAGATGTCAAATGTCCGTGCTGAATTAGTAGGAATAGATATGATACAAGAATATTGCCAGACCAATAGCATACAATCCCTTTTGGACAAACCATGGAATCACTACAATAAAATCCAATTTACGAAAAAGAATTCGACACAAGACCAAGAGGGTAATTATCAGAGACCTATCGATTTATTTGATATGAATTTCCGGGTTTCTTACCAATTAGAGCAGACATATCATTCCGGCACACCTTTTGTCAAACAGGTTGTTCAAACTTGGGCTGACCGTAAAAAGACATTTCGTCTCATGAATCGTGTCAGGTTCTCTCATCCTGACCTTCCCATCTTCGCTGATATTAGTATTGTTCGTTCTTCTAAAAAATTCTCTAGTGGTAAAGGACAACGAGGCGGTCTAGACGGTGGAGCAGATAGTTCTTTCAGAAGACCTGCATCAAATGTCCAAATCCCTACTTATACTATTCAAGAATCTGGTGTCATGGACGCGGCAGAAACCTATGAAATAGAACTCGAACTCGATAATAGTCGTGTTGGAACTGGCAAGAAATATGGAACAGTCGATGAAGTTATGGACGCTCTTCGAACTGCTATTCGAATTATTCTTTGTGGTATTCAACAGTGTTTTTATCCGATTTCTTTCACAGAACGCGATGAAGTCCTAAACGGATATATGCAACTCATCCGCGGTGAAAAGGATTATGAATACAAAAAGATAAATTTCAATGCCCGTGAAGAATTTTCTCGTAATTTCATATTTATTGGTCCAGGTTCTGTAACTCTTCAACGAGATAATATACTACCTAAAAAAGAAGGTTCGTTACTCGTAAATGTCTTGGAAAATTATACTGTTACTGACAAAGCAGACGGAGAACGCAAACTGTTATTTATAAATAAAGATGGCCGTATTTATTTAATCGATAACCGTTTCAATGTCCAATTCACTGGAATGAAAACTGAAGAAAAAACAGTATTTAACAGTTTATTGGATGGCGAATTAGTCAAATTCGACAAATTAGGCAATCCTATGAATTTATATGCGGCATTTGATGTCTATTATGTCGCTGGTCGGTCATTCCGTGATAAACCCTTCTGTTATAGTCAAATAGAAGATAATGAAGAGGGGTCTAAAGACCATAACTATAGACTTCCTGTTTTAAACCAACTCGTTTCTATTTTGAAACCTTCCTCGATTGTCGGTGAAAAACCCATTAAAATTTGGAAACAAATAAAAGACAAACACGGCAATCCCGCTTGGTTTCATGCCAAATCTGGACAAATTTTAAAAGAAAAACCCAATATCGAATATTCTTGCAGATTGGTTATTCAGTGCAAACGTTTTGAACTCGTTTCAGAAAGCAAATCCATTTTCGATTGTTGTTCGAAAATAATGAAAGACACTGCCGATGGGTTATATCCATATCATACAGATGGTATGATCTTTACTCCATCCAATCTTGCCGTAGGTGCCACTTCTGTAGGAGAACCAAGTCCATTGAATGGAGCTACTTGGGACTATTCTTTAAAATGGAAACCTGCTGAACAAAATACAGTAGATTTCTTAGTCACTGTTCGAACTGATTCCACCGGAAAAGACGAAATTACTCATATTTATAAAGAAGGAGTTAATAATACCGGTGCCACTGCTATTGACCAATACAAAACTCTCGAGTTGATGTGCGGATACAATGAAAAAACCGATGGATTTATGAACCCCTATCAAGACATGCTCGATGGTATCCTACCTTCCTCCAAAGAAAATGACAAAAGATATCGTGCTGAATTGTTTCGACCGACTGACCCATATGATGCAAATGCGTATGTCACAAAGATAAAATTACATGATGGTGGTATTATGGTCTCCGAAGAAGGCGAATATTTCGAAGGATTAAATATTGTCGAATTCCGTTATGATATGTCTAGACCTGCTGATAGTCGTTGGGTTCCTTTGCGTGTGCGAACTGACAAAACACAACAATTACGTAATGGCGAGAAACAGTTTGGTAATGCTTATCGGGTTGCTAATTCGAATTGGAAATCTATTCATTATCCTGTTACTGAAGAAATGATTACTACTGGTGTAGGCATTCCCGATATTGTCGATGAAGGTGTTTATTACAAGGGTAATCAGGCAAACAATACGCAGGGGTTGCGCGATTTCCATAATCTGTTTGTCAAAAAGGCACTTATCATGGGGGTTGGTCGTCGCGGAGACACGCTCATTGATTATGCTGTTGGAATGGGAGGCGATTTACCCAAATGGACCGCCGCTCGTCTTTCATTTGTCTTTGGTATTGATGTCAGCCATGCCAATATTCATAATAATAAAAGGGGTGCTTGTGCTAGGTTCTTGAATGTCCGTCGCGATAATTCGGCTGTTCCTGCCTGTCTATTTACTGTTGGTAATAGTGCGCTCAATATTCGCGGGTTAGCAGCTTTCCCAGGTGATACAAATAGCAAAGATAAGAGAGTTGCCAATGCTGTTTTCGGTAAGGGTCCTAAAGACCCTACTATCATTGGTAAAGCAGTTGTAGAGCAATATGGAGTAGGCGAAGTTGGTTTTCAGATTAGTTCTTGTCAATTCGCTCTTCATTATTTCTTTGAGAACAAAATTGCTTTTCACGGTTTTTTGAGAAATTTGGCGGAATGCACTCGTGACCAAGGTTATTTCATTGGAACTTGTTATGATGGCAAATCCGTCTTTAAGATGCTAAATAAAAAGAAGGATGGCGAATCGGTTGTGTTCTCAACAACAGACCGAGACGGCTATAAACAAAGGATTTGCGAAATTGTCAAAAAGTATAATGATACTGGGTTTCCAGATGATGACACTTCTCTCGGATATCGTATTGATGTGTATCAAGAGAGTATTAATCAGTTTGCCACCGAATATTTGGTTAATTTTGCGTTTTTCGTAGAAATGATGGACAATTATGGATTCAAATTGATCACCAGAGATGAAGCACGACAAATGGGATTACCCAATTCTACTGGATTATTCTCGGAATTATATGATGACATGAAAGCAGAAATTAGGCGCAAACCCGAAGTTGAATATGATTATAAAGATGCACCCTTTATGACAACAGCAGAGCAATCCGTTAGCTTTCTCAATCGCTATTTCGTATTTAGGAAAGTGTTGTCAGTAGATGCCGCGAAGAAAGAGAAATTGTTCTTACAGGGTTCTGACATTGGCTCTTCATCCAATGGAGTTACAGATGATTTAGAAGCAGAAGTCGATAAAGCCTTGAGGAAGAGACCGGCTCATAGAGGCGAAATCAAAAAGACGAAAATACGCGTTCGTCTTCAAAAACCGGCTTCGGACCTATTTTCAGAAGTTGCTGGTTTAGAAGAGCCTGATGTCAAAAAGACAAAAATAGATGAAGAATAATATCATTGGTTATTGTATATGACTGACACTATTCAAGGACAAGTTAAAATAGCCCCAGATGTATATTTCGGTATTGCTAAAGAATTTTTTGGTGATGATAATTACACTGACCCTAAAAAAAAGGTTACTATTTATACAAGTGATAAAACCGACAAAAAACATATTGTAGGGATTGTTAAACCATATCCTAAACAAAAAGAACCAGAATTATTAATAGAAACTAACAAAAATAATTATCCGTTAGTAATGAAATTAAGTCAAGTCTATGAAAAATATCCTATTATACAAGTAGAATATAGAAATTCCGCTTGGAGAAGGGGTGGAAAGACCCGCCGCACAAGAGGAAATAAAAAAGCCAACAGAAAGACACGTCGTCGTAGTCGTTCATAAATATTTGAGAACATTCTATAAAAATCATATAGAATGTTCATACGTAATATATCATATGCGTTTTTTTGTGTGGATACCATTACTAATATCATTCATTTCAGCAGATAGTTTTTTTACTAGACCTGTTGTTATATGCCATAATCAGTGGAAATCCATGCTACCACCGATGAGACCGATGAGATTATTTGAATCTCGAAAATATCCTTTTTCACAGAAATATTTTGAAAGATATATTAAAAGATTAAATTCGAAAAATATTACTGACCAGTCTGATGCCATGTTTGGTGATAATGAACCTTTTAGAATAGATGAACCAGAAGATATCAAAAATTCTTCATTACCACGTGTAAGGATTATCATAAATAAAAATATTTTGGCCCCTTTTTTAGAAGGTGTGAATGGTTTTGAGAACTTACCTGGGAATAATGGAGATGATGACAGCGAACCTGATTACACATATGAATCTTATAAAAGAAAAAAGAAGGGTCCTAAAAAATCCGATCATTTTGAATTAGTAGAGAACTCTGGTGTTGATTTCAATTCGGTTGGTGGCTATGATGTCATAAAGAATGAATTGCGACAATGTATTGATTTATTGAAAAACTACACCAAATATTCCAGGTTCAATGTGAGAACCCCAAAGGGACTTATTTTAGAAGGCCTTCCTGGAAATGGTAAGACGCTTATAGCTAAGGCATTAGCGGGGGAAGCTGGAACGAATTTTATTGCTGTTAGTGGCGCTGAATTTCAAGACAAATATGTGGGAGTGGGTTCAGGCAAAATTCGAGAACTTTTTAAGTTGGCAACAGAGAACATACCATGTGTTATTTTTATTGATGAAATTGATGCTCTCGGACGTGCAAGAAGTCGTGATGGAGAACAGTCCTCAGCAGAACGCGACAATACCTTAAATGAACTTCTTGTTGCATTAGATGGGTTCAAAAATACTAGTGGAATCTTTGTTATTGGAGCTACAAATCGAGCGGACTTATTAGACCCGGCTCTTCTTAGACCAGGTCGTATCGATAAACGTATTTTTATAGCAAATCCAGATGAAAAAACAAGAGAAGCCATTATTAAAATTCATTCTTTGGGAAAACCAAGAGAATCCACAATTGCTCTTTCTGAATTAGTAGATATCTCTGTAGGATTTTCTGGAGCACAAATCGAGAACTTATTGAATGAAGCCATGTTGAATGCTTTAAGAGAGAATCGTGAAGAATTTAGTCGCGCAGATTTAGAAGTGGTTTGTAATAAAATGTTAGTAGGATGGCAACCAACCGAACACGAATTCACAAATGATATTATTGACCATATTGCGATTCATGAAATGGGTCATGCTATAGTGGGTCTTTTATCAAAACATCATTCGAAAGTCACAAAGGTAATTATTAATCTATCGGCTCCTTCGTCGCCTGGATATACGGTTTTTGAGCATTCGAAAACAAATATTTATACTCGTGAAGCCCTTTTTGAACATCTTATGATTTTATTGGGTGGCCGAATTGCAGAAGAACAATTCTGGGGAATTTCAGTTACTACAGGGGCAATAAATGATTTCGAAGAAGTTCTCAAGTTGGCTCATAAAATGATTACTTATTATGGAATGGGAGAACATATTGTTTATCCGAATGATAGTGAGAAGTATAAAGAAATTGTTGATGATGAAATATCTGAATTGATTAAAGATGCATACAAGTTCTCGAAATTTATTATTGAAAGGTCTAAAGATTTCATTTTTGAAAGTGCCGAACTTTTGAAAGAGAAAAAAACAATCAAAATAGAAGAACTCACTGAATTATTAAACACGAAATATTGTTATTTATTGGATTTGAAGATAGGATAAATCTTCACCGGTATAAATAATATAAATAATATTATTTATAAATAATATTATCATGGTGAATATTGTAGTAGCAAAATATAAAGAAGATGTAGAATGGACAAAAGGGGTAAATCATAAAATAACTATTTATGACAAAAGTGATAATCCAGTAGAAGGGTCTATTAAATTAAAAAATGTAGGAAGAGAAGGTGAAACCTTTTTATATCATATTGTAAATAATTACCATAACTTGGATGATGTAACTGTTTTTCTACAAGGAAATCCATTCGAACATCTTCAAATATTGGTAGGATGGAGAGCACAACTAACGCCCGAAGAGATCAAAACAGTAATTCATAAAATGAATACTGAAATTAATGATAAATGTGCCTTTACAACATTTTATCAAGTATTGTATAACGACCCAAATAATCCGAATAATCCATATGATACAGTTCAAAAATTAACATGCGATGCCTGTCTCAAGTATTACGGTGAAAATTTTTCGAAATTTACTGTTTCTCCTGGTGCGCAATATATCGTTCCAAAAGAAAAGATACTATCTAGACCTTTAGAATTTTGGAAAAAACTTCATACTGCAATGTTTAACAATGAAGAATTAAATGGGTATGCTCAAGAACAATTATGGTATTTTGCTTATAATCATAAAATGAATACAGATGTTGCAAATCATGATATTGAAAAATATCGATGTATCCATTCTCCACCAGATATGAATAATACTCCTTATAGTTATTTTTCTAAACATAATATTCCTATTTGAAATGAGTTAAACCGTTGGTTCCTTATAAATTAGACCCATGACATTTTTTATGCTACCAAGATCTTATTTACATTTATATAAACAAATCGAATATAGTGAATTAAATGATGGAGATGAGAGAACATCTATTGTTATTTCTCCTTCATTAGCTGGATATTTATATAAAATAAAGGAAAAAATAACTGCAATAGAAAAACAATGGGATATTTTCAAAAAATATACTAATCCCTATGAATATATTCATACAACTGTCCCCTTGAAAAAAAAACCCGTTTCGAAATACAAACCCATTTCTCGTTCTTATTTCAAAATGATTGAAATCGTGCAAACATTCCGACTTTTACCTGGTAGAGAACCCATACAAACTTTTCATTTGGCAGAAGGTCCTGGCGGTTTTATTGAGGCTATGGTCAATATGCGTAGATGTTCTGCAGACCGATATATCGGCATGACTCTTTTGGACGAAAAAAAGAACGACCCCAATATACCTGGTTGGAAAAAATCCGATAATTTTTTAAAAACCCATACAAATGTTCTTTTAGAAAATGGAGTAACAGGAACAGGTGATATTCTTTCTTTTGAGAACTTCGAATATGTTGTCTCAAAATATCAAAAAATGGATATTGTTACTGCTGATGGCGGTTTCGATTTTTCAATGGACTTCAATCAACAAGAAAAAATGATTGGAAAACTATTGTTTGCTCAGATGGCTTTTGCCCTTTGTCTCAATCGTTTCCACGGTCATTTTATCTTGAAAATATTCGATTGCTTTATGGCACATACAGTAGATATCTTATATATATTATCATCTTTTTATGAAAAAGTGTATATTATGAAACCACACACAAGTAGATATGCAAATTCTGAACGATATGTTGTATGTGTAGGTTTTCTTTATGATAATCATACGGGATTTTATCCGTATTTAGCCGAAACATTTAAAAAAATGTGTGAGAACCCAGATGGATTTGCTGGAAGATTTTTATCTTCCTCTTCTGAACACCATCAGTTTTTCATAAAGAAGATTGAAGAGTATAATGCTATTTTTGGTCAAAAACAAATACAAAACATTACTTATACTTTGTCTCTTATTGATAGTAAAGTCAAACAAGAAAAAATCGAGAGTCTATTACAGACAAATATACAAAAATCTATGGATTGGTGTAGCCGATTTCAAGTCCCCTTTCATTTACTGAATACACCTACGAATATTTTCTTAACGGATGAACCGTGATTTTTCGGTTCAACTACATACTATTTTTTGAAAATCAGATAAAATTTCATATTGAATACCATTTATGAGTTCAGCAGAAGTAATCCAACTCAGAGGAATTGACCGGACCGTAGGAAATTGGTCAGCCTCTTTACAATCATTATAATATAACACATTCAGAGTTTTTCCGTGGATATTTACTACTTTTGCTTCGAAAATGATTGGTTTTGCTTTATCTTCATTATCTTTTTTTGGGACCGTTTTAGTAAATCGATAGAAATTATTTGCTAGTATAGTCGTCATTTGTATATATGAATATTTTTTTATTCATATACACCATTCGATTTTGTCATAAAGAAGTATCTATGCTTTTCGTTTCTTCTTCATGTTCTTCTATCAAAGTAGCAATATCTTTTGTTATTTTTTCGTGATTGTTATAAAGCAGGATTTTCACACAATCCTTTTTATATTCCTTATAATTAGGATATTTGACACCATGGTCATCTTCAAATGGTTCATCACTATCACAACGGTCCATAAATCGTTGAACTACTATTTTGGTTTTTGAATCAATCCCGTTCTCCATTTCATCGTAGATTTCATTCAGATTACAAATACGATAATCGATCATATCCGTTATAATATCATTCTTTTTGACAGTCATAAAAAAGCCCTTTGCTTCATCGTATTTATATGCAAATTCATCTTTTAAATTCGTAATAATAATATTCTTGAATTGATTATACTCTCCACAATGGGTCATTTCTACCAATTTATCAAGCGACTTGAATTTTGCATTTAAGATTTGTTTTTTCTGTTGCTCTGTTAATACCTTCAATATATCTTCTGAACCTACATTACAAATTTGTAGAATATGGTTATTGCTATTTGTATTCGTGATTTGATTATGAGAATTTGTCGTATTATGGGATTGATTCATATAATAACTCCTTTCCATCAACATTTTATTTAAGGATTTGAAAGTTCTCGTTGATAGACGCGTCGTTTTTATTAATTTGTCTTGTAGTTTTATTACTTTGTCTTTATAAGCATCTCGTTCGGCTTTTATTTTCTCCTTTTCTTCTTTTATTTGTGCGTTCTCTTCGAGAACATGCTCTAGTGGGTCTTCGATAGGCTTACATTTTTTTTCGTGAAATGCTCTACCACTAGCATACTTATATTTTTTTACACAATATCTACAATGATACATATTATCGTCTTTATTTTTTAATCGCCTATCATCTTTTATATCATCATGAAAAGAACGTTTATGGTTCGATAAACTGAATATACTGGAATATGATTTATCACATAACTCGCATTGAAATTCCATTATAATATATAATATGTAAATATTTTATATAGTTAGAAATATACTATAAATAGTTAAAAGATTACTATAAAATAATTAAATTATTACGAACCTATTAATTTCATATTAGACACTAACAATCGTAAGAAAATAATTTTTTATCATATTTTTTTTATAAAAAAGTTAAAACATTACTAATATTTCCTAAAATTTCAAAACGAAGGAAAATTTTTTTCTGAATTAAAAATTTATATATACAAAAATAAAAATTCATTAAAATATTCTTTTTTTAATGAATATATCAAAAATAAAAAGTTCTCTATAAAAAGTTCTATATAAATTATAAAAAATGGGTCTAATAGAAATATACTATAAATAGTTAAAAGATTACTATAAAATAATTAAATTATTACTATTTGATAAATTTATTATTAGACACCAATAATCGTAAGAAAACATGTTTTCTCATAATTTTTTTATAAAAAAAGTTAAAACATTACTAATATTTCCTAAAATTTCAAAACGAAGGAAAATTTTTTTCTGAATTAAAAAATTATATATACAAAAATAAAAATCTGATAAAATATTCTTTTTGGATTATTCAAAAGAAAATAAAGAGGCATTATTTTTATAATCATAAAATGGTCTTAAAAAAATAATTTACATGGTCATTAGCCAAAAATGTTAAAAAGATAGCCATCATTAGTCTTAAAATGTTAAAACATTAGCATTTGTTCGTTTGTTTTTTTGGCTCGAACTATGCTGTAATTTATTTTTATTTTACTAAAAAACATATAAAAATGTTAAAACATTAGCCATTTTTTAAGACTTTTTCAAAACGAAGGAAAATTTTTTTCTGATTTACAAAATTATATATAACTATTTTGAAATTTGAGAAAATATTCTTTTTTAATGGATATATCAAAAATAAAAAGTTATCTATAAATTATAAAATATTGGGTCTAATAGAAATATACTATAAATAGTTAAAAGATTACTATTAAAAAATTAAAATAATACTATTTGATAAATTTCATATTAGACACCAATAATCGTCATAAAATAACACTTTCTTATAATTTTTATATAAAAAAGTTAAAACATTACTAGTTTTTTTAAAATTTTCAAAACGAAGGAAAATTTTTTCCTGAATAAAAAAATTATATATAACTATTTTGAAATTTGAGAAAATATTCTTTTTTGGATTATTCAAAGAAAAACCAAAAAGAGATATTCTATATTATTTTATATTATTTTATAATGATAAAATGGTCTTATGAAAATAATTGATATAAACATTAGCCAAAAATGTTAAAAAGATAGCCATCATTAGTCTCAAAATGTTAAAACATTAGCATTTGTATATATTATATAATAAGACCATATATGATGTCATTATTTTTTATTTTACTAAAAAACATATAAAAATGTTAAAACATTAGCCATTTTTCAAGACTTTTTCAAAACGAAGGAAAATTTTTTCCTGAATAAAAAAATTATATATAACTATTTTGAAATTTGAGAAAATATTCTTTTTTACTGTAAAACTTCAAATATAAAATAGTAAAAACATATTTGTATAATATAGTATGAGTTCAAGTAATACTCCTTTGCGGAAAGCAAAAGACCTGAATGAAGACGATTTAGGGAAAGTTTTTATGATTTTTGAAAATACTCTGCCCAGAAACAATAGATTTTTCTATGTTGAAAGTATCGATCCTGTAAAAGTTCAATACGCTTCATTTACCGGTAAATTAACTGAACCGACAAAAATTCTTCCAATTCAAAAAAATAATGATATTGTTGAAATGCCATTTGGATTAGATATTATGCGGATGATAAGGGGATATACACCAGATGGTTTGTCACATAAAGACAGAGAAGAAATTAAACTAAGGGAAAAGAAAGAGAGTGAGAACCTATTACGATGTTTGAGGGAAGAAAGTCTATTTATACCAAAAGAAAGACCAACGAAAGGAGGCGCAAAAAAAATATATAAGAAAACCAGAAAATATTCAAGAAAATACATAGTGAAAAATAAATCAAGAAAAGAAAAATAATCATTATAATTGAGAACATAAGACCCCATTTCAGGGACTTTTATAAAAAAATCCTCAAAAGACCACATAAGACCCCAAAATGTTCTCAATTTCAATAATATTTCTTTATGACAACTTGGTTTCTTATAGATATTTTATGAGAACCAAGGTTGAAACACCTACTCCCAACATTGTAGAATATACAGGCAAATAATTCACATTATAATGATGTGCATTTACCATATACGGATTATATAAAAGAGCCCACATAGAAGTTATAGCAATGATATCAAACGCAACATGTTTGATTAAAGCATCAGTCATTTTTATAAATGATAATGAAATATTTATATCGGTTATACAATTGAAGACATAAAATTGAGAACATTTCAGGGACTTTTATAAAAATAATATTAAAAATACCCCAAAAGACCCTAAAATGTTCTCAATTCCATTAATATTCCTTTATGACAATCTCATAAATAAATATTATAACTTTCTTTTTTATGAATTATAAAAAAGAAATATTCTTTGAAAAGAGATATAAAATAGTTTTTTTTGAAAATATAAAATTGAGAACATAAGACCCCATTTCTGGGACTTTTATAAAAAAATCCTCAAAAGACCACATAAGACCCCAAAATGTTCTCAATTCCATTAATAATCCTTTATGACAATCTCATAAATAAATATTATAACTTTCTTTTTTATGAATTATAAAAAAGAAAATATTCTTTGAAGGAATCTATAAAATAGTTTTTGAAAATATAAAATTGAGAACATAAGACCCAATTTCAGGGACTTTTATACAAATAATATTAAAAACACCATATAAGACCCCAAAATGTTCTCAATTTATCAAAAAGAAAAAGAAAAAGAAAAGGAAAAGAAAAAGAAAATTACATTCTGAAAATAAATTGTTTCTTACATATTTTTCCTGTTCTCGGATTAATTACAGGAGTATAAGTATATTTATCACCAACCAAGGTTTTAATGGTATATGCCTGTTCGCTTACACCATACGCCAAAGCACTCGCTGCGGCATTTCCATAAGCTGAACGAATACCTGCAGCACCATTCGTGATCGCATTGTATTTGCGACGACTTGTTTTTGTGCTTGCATCAACAGCTCCTTGAACTCCGAATTCAGGATTACTTGGACTATAATAAAGAGGAACATAATTAGGTTGTATTTGACTAGTAGATGAACTCTCGTTAATACCGCCGAAATATGTTCCTGCTGCAAACCCAAGTAAAGCCTGAATGTTCGTATTCGGAATAATGAAATACGTAGCACCATTGGTGTAAGAAGGAGGAAGAGCTGGGGTTGGATTGGTTGCAGGGAAAGAAGCAACTGACCACGAAGCACCAAATGGAGCGGTATATCCAGTTGCGTTATTTGTGACACCCGCATAAAGAATAACAGATTGTGTATTATTATCAAAACTGATATTCATCAAAAATACCTTACTACTATTCGGTCCTACCAAATATGTCAAATTCTGTATCTGAATAGTCTGGAAAGCTTGATTGAGAGCATTAATATCATATGTGCCAGCTGGAATGGTCGCAGTGTATGTGTGCATATCTGCCCAAACATATGAGAAATAATTATTATTTTGTGATATAGAAATAGTAGGTTGTGTGCAATGGCTCAATCCACCAGGAGAGTAAATGTTCGCGGCAGATAAAGCACTTCCAGGAACAACTCCTGAACTTCCCTTGCGAATATAATTATATTCGTTCTGTTTGATAGTGCGATTTCTAGATACAAGATATTGTTGTGTGCTTGAAGCATATGTATCATTATTTTTTGCCACATTGAATTTACGTGGCATCATACCAGCACTACGACAACGGCGTTTGGCATTTAATTGTGGTGATAGAAAACAACTTGCAGTTGTATTACAAGCACCATTCTCAGCAGTAAGTGTAGTAGGATTTACATCCAATGTATTGACTAAACCGTTCGAATAAAAGGCATGTTTTACTTCGGATACTATATTATTTCCAGGTGTCTCAAAATCGGATATTTTCAATGATACACGTGTATTACAATTTTTAGGAAGAACCTGCCCACTAATATCGTGTAATTCTCGTCTATAAATGGTCAATGGTAATGGCTTCATCAATTGACGACTGCTCAAATATTTGGCATTATTTAAATTGCGTTGTATAGTCGCCGTCACTTGATAAAATGCTTTACCCTTCCATCCAAATTCTTTTGTAGGAAATCCCATAGGATACAATGATGTCGATGCCATTTTTATATATAAATATATATATAATTCCTTTATGACAAATCTAAAAACATTTATTACACTATTCAATAAACATATCAAAACTATTTTATTGGTAGTATTAATTGCATTTTATGGGATTATTATTTTATTCAATATAACAAAATCTCCTATAGAAGGGTTCGAAGTTCTCGACCCTAGCTCCTATAGTTCATCATCACCATTGGGTGTAAATCCTCCATCTTGTGCTGGAATAACTCCTTCTTGGCCATTGGGCGGTCTAGGAACACTTACTACGCTTCCACCACCCACTGTTACACCAGTCGGAACTACTACCCCTGCCGGAACTACTACCCCTGCAGGAACTACAGTCCCCTCCGGAACTACAGCCCCCTCCGGAACTACAGCCCCATCCGGAACTACTGTCCCCTCCGGAACTACAGCCCCATCCGGAACTACTGTCCCATCCGGAACTACTGTCCCATCCGGAACTACTGTCCCCTCCGGAACTACAGCCCCCTCCGGAACTACAGCCCCCTCCGGAACTACAGCCCCCTCCGGAACTACAGCCCCCTCCGGAACTTCTAGCCCATAAATGAAAGGATATAGAAGTTTCTCGTCCAAAATAAATATGTTTCTCTTACTTCAACCGACAGATTTCCAAATAAAAAACACATGTTTTCTAGAAAAAAAAATAAATATGATAATGGAAGGTTTTTTTACAAAAATAATATTCAGTAATGCCTTTATGACAATGAATGGACTTTTTTTTAAATTGGCTATTCAAAAATCAGCTAATTCAAAATCACCGCATTTTTTACAATTTGACCCTGTTTGTCATAAAGAATTAATTACTAGATTAAGTATCATTGAAAAACAATTATTGACATATTATGCGTCTTTTTATAATGTTCAAAAAATCCCAGTATATAATTTGAAAACCCAATTACAAAATGGTTCTATTAAATATTATAGAAATTCGTCAAGTGGTTCTTTTTATATAAAGATTTCGGGTATTTGGGAGAACCAATCAGAAATAGGTATAACTTTTAAAATATTAGAGGACTAAAATGAAAAAGACAAAAACACATATAAAAACAGGATGTTATGAATCAATAATGATTCCTAAAATCCTTCATCAAATCTGGATAGGTCCCAAACCGGCACCTACAAATTTAATGAATACATGGAAAGAGAAGCATCCTAATTTCGAATATATTCTTTGGAATGAGGCTGAAATTCAAAAAAGGGGATTATCATTTTTATGTCAAAAACAAATTGCGGATATTCCTGAAATCAATGGGAAAGCCGATATTATCCGTTGGGAAATTCTTTATCAGATGGGCGGATATTTTGTCGATGCAGATTCTATTTGTATTGAACCTTTCGATGAATTATTTGAAGGAAAACCTGCATTTGCCACTTTTGAAAATGAAAATATGCGTAAGGGGTTAGTTGCAACAGGAACAATGGGGTTCGTTCCACAACATCCACTTGTTTTTGATATTCTCAAATGGATTTCTACATCAGACGAAGCCACAAAATTAATCAGAGAAACAAGAGCGTGGTATAGTGTAGGTCCTGGACTTTTAACGAATATGCTTAATACAGGGAAATATACGGATTTTTTCGTTTTTCCTAGTCATCTCTTTTTGCCAATCCATTTTACAGGAGGAGACGAATATACTGGTCATAAAAAGGTATATGGATATCAAGAATGGGGAACGGCGAAACAGAGTTATGATACAATGAATTCGATAACTCTGCCAGAATGTCTTAAAAATCCATCACCTGAAAACTGGTATTCCGTTGTTATTTCAAGTTATAATACAGAACCCAAATATATTCGTGAATGTTTGGAATCCATTAAAGCTCAAGTCGGTTATTTTGGAATAGAAGTTGTTTGGGTAGATGATGGGTCATCACAAGAAAACGCACAAGAACTCATAAAGGCATTGAACCATTTCCAAAAAACATCTCGATTTACCAGGTTTATTTATTTGAAAAATGATACGAACCAAGGAACAGCCAGGTCTATCAATCGGGCATTGAAAGCGTGTTCCAATGAAATCGTTTTCAAAATGGATTCAGATGATTTGATGTTGCCTGACAGAATGTCGAAACAAATTGCCTTTATGACTAGTATGAAACAGGCTGTCGTATGTGGTACAAATATACGTCTTTTTTATACTGATCCGGAAGGTCAAAAACAAGTGGTAAATGAGACGACTCATCCACAAAAAATGACATGGGATGAGCTATATAGAACAAGACCAAGTTGGTATATCAATCATCCTACTATATGTTTTCGTCGGTCAGCCATTATGAGAATAGGTGGATACAATGAAACAGATAGTCGGCTTAAAGTAATTCATGATTATGACCTAATGGCACGTGTCTTAAAGGCATATGGTCAGGTATATACTCTGCCCGATATATTATTACTTTATCGTCTTCATCAGAACCAACTTACAAATGGTCTGGATACACAATCCGCAGAGAGCATAGCTCTGCGGAATGAAATTATTGAAAGGGCATAATTTAACACACTGTTTTATATTTTAGAATAATCACATATTGATATGATTTCTGTAAGACAATTTTCCCAACTAGAATGTTTCAAACAAATTTCTTGGACTTTTGCTGGGGCTATCTTTATCTTTGGATTATCATCCAATGATACAGACGTTTGATAAAAATGCTCCAACATCTGTTTTATGATAGGAGTGCCAATATAATCCATATGTATTATTTTATCAACCCTACCAGGACGAATAAGAGCAGGGTCGATAGAGTCCAATACGTTCGTAGTAAATACAATAACAGCATCATATAATTCTTTAATACCATCCAATGTGTTCAAAACACATTCTAATGTCAATTCATCATCCAATTTTATAACAGTCGTAGCCAAAATGTTCTCAATTTGTTCTTTCATATTTTTCTTTTCAGAAGATTCTTCGGAAAATCTTGTTTTTACAGCAGTCGATTGATTGGCATCGAAATCTTCGAAAACCAATATAACATCTTTTTGTTGTATTTTTTTATATTGAACTTTCATGTCAGAACATAAATTCGAAAAATCAGCAGATGTTTTTATTTTTGACCACTGAATAAGAATACAATGACGACCTGTTTCATTAGCAAATGCTTTTATAAGTGACGATTTACCACATCCAGGAGGACCATAAAGTAAATATATCCGTTTATAAGGAATACCCAAATATTTATATCGGGCTTCTATCTTTTCTTTTTTATCTGGATCTAATCCCTTAGAGAATTCGCGAATGTCTTTGAGAACCGCATCTTTGTTCTCGAAAAATATATTCGAAAAACTTTTATTCGACCTGAATGGCATTTCTTTGAAAACCAAAGATACCTTCTCATCCTCATCTTTCTTCGATCTTTCGTATTCATAAATCATTTGCTCATTTTTCCCATTCAAACTCTCGAGATAAGATGCAACACATCTTTCCAAAAAAGTAGTAAGAACAGGCATACTATCATTATTTCTTTTTGACAACTTGTAAGTATATTTCTTTGTTGTTTTTTGAGAACTATCTTTGTTCTCTTCATCGTGCCATTTTTCTACAATCATTTCGACATATATTTTATTTTTAGGACAAATCAAAACCTTTTCTTGATGAATAGGAAGTAACATAAAATCGGATGATAAATCGTTACTATAAGCGGTGTTATCGAAATTCATAAGCTCTAATAGAGAACTTATTTGTTTTACATGTGTCTTGATATAATGATTAATGGCTAAGAATCTCTCGCTATAAATGGTTTTTGTCTGTTTATTTGTTGCAGAATAACAATATGTTTTTGTATGATAAGGAATTGTAATAGAACATTCATCAGAAGAATGCAGATTGTTAAAAAGGTATTGTATATATTTATCAATCCAATGTTGTATCAATAATTGTTTTGACAAATAATAACCGAAAACCACGAAAATAAGTAATTGAACTGGTATTTTATCTGTATTTATCTCATTCATGAATTTGGAATAAATCGAAAAATATAAAATATGAGATGGGTCCATTTATTTATAAAAATTCATATTTTTATATGGATTTTTACAAGTGATTTCTGACACTTAGAACATCATTCCCATTCTAGCTCTTCCTCTGCGTTGTGTGCCAGTTCTTTGGAAAGGAATCGGCCCTTGGCGAATATCATGTTCTTTTGACAAAGAAACATTCTCGACTACAGGTGTATCAAATGTTCTCACATGTAAGAAGCTATTCGATTGGTCATAAAGATATGTTACATTATATAATGTGTTAATACCATCTTGATTATTCTGATATCTGACCTCATCGACATAACGGTCAAATTCGCCTCGATTGACAACACGCGTAATACCGTCTTTTAGTTGGAGAATATTCTTGTCCATTATAGGATAGAATTGACTACGGTCAATCGTAAGCCCAGCGTTTTTGACACGCTGTTGGAAGGCATTGTCTTCATAACCCCATGCCCAATAATTGGGAAACCCATTCGTTTTCTCGAAATCGGCGCCTTTTATAGATACAATACCACCAAGAGTAAATGTATATCCGTAATAATGTTTTACTGAACCAAGAGTTGTTTCATAATTAATGAAACCCTTTGTATATGGCATTGTATCTACATCATTGAAAACGAATGTAATATTTTGATAATCATTGGGGAAAATAGATTTTGCATATAAAAAACCTAGATTTTTCATCGCTCCTCGATTAAACGAACGTTGATCGAGTTGATGTGAATAAATAATCATATATTCTTCTTTTTGATAATCCTCAAGAATCTTATTCATTTGGAAATCGAAAAACCTTTGTTGTTCTTGTCTATCGCGATAAGGGACCACGAAAATCAATTTTGGAACGCTATTTGAAACAGGAGTCTCTTCAACAGGAACTTCCTCGACGGGAACAGGAACTTCCTCAACGGGAACAGGAACTTCCTCAACGGGAACAGGAACTTCCTCAACGGGAACAGGAACTTCCTCGACGGGAACAGGAACTTCCTCGACGGGAACAGGAACTTCCTCGACGGGAACAGGAACCTCCTCGACGGGAACAGGAACTTCCTCGACGTGAACAGGAACCTCCTCGACGGGAACAGGAACTTCCTCGACGGGTTGTTCAACAGGAACTTCCTCTACGGGAACAGGAACTTCCTCGACGGGTTGTTCAACAGGAACTTCCTCGACGGGAACAGGAACTCCTTCTACGGGTTGCTCAACAGGAACCTCCTCTACTGGTTGCTCAACAGGAACTTCCTCGACGGGAACAGGAACCTCTTCAACGGGTTGCTCAACAGGAACTTCCTCGACGGGAACAGGAACTTCTTCTACGGGTTGCTCAACAGGAACTTCCTCGGGAACAGGAACTTCTTCTACGGGAACAGGAACCTCCTCGACGGTTTGTTCAACATGAACTTCCTCTACGGGAACAGGAACCTCTTCAACGGGTTGCTCAACAGGAACTTCTTCTACGGGAACAGGAACCTCCTCGACGGTTTGTTCAACA